CTTCTATCGGGAACGTGAGAGCTGAACCCATCGACGCGAACTTGGCCAAACGGATAATACCGTGGCCAGGCACTTCAGCGGATCTAGACCTGCTAGCATCCACAGCCTTATGCAAATGAGGCCATGGTTCCAGCATAGTCCGGACCAACTGATTTGAGACCCGGTCAGACGCATCGCTAAGATCTAGCGTTGCGAGGCTTCCATCTATGGAACCCTTCCGTGCCAGGCGCTGGTTAGGCGTCTGGTCCTCGAATCCGATCATCCTGGACAGGTGACTAAACCTGTCGAGGTTCGTAACAATCGAACCAAGAATCGCCTGCTGTGCGTATTGCATGGCAGTCGGCTCAATGGCGATGATACGAGGTCCTTTCTGCGTCTTAGGAACGGTGACAACCCTAACGGGCAACTCCGCTCCAGGTTCGAAGAAGTCCACCGCGTCTTGCTCCTCCATATAAGAAGGAGATGGTATGAGGTTCTCCCCACTAGGGAGGATTTCCTCCAGACGCGTGGTCCAAGAGGTATTGCGGAATTTCGAGTTTCCTCGAAGTTTGTCCGCAGTGGCACCTGGACCATGTTTGGGAATCAAATGTCCGTAGTAGACGTCATAGTCCACTCGTGACATGAGTCCTGCAAACAACTGTGAGAAGATCCTCCGAAAATCAGCGACATCTGTCGCCAACATCGAGGAATCATGCTCACGGACTTCTTGCTCACACATGACATACTTCTGTATGGCTGCCTTTTCACGCTCTTGCGAGCATGGCAGGTCAATCTTTCCAAACTGCAGCGTAAGCTGACGAATGGATCGAATTGCATCCACACAGGGTGTGTCAAGCAACAGACCACTAGAACGGTCGAACACACGATCAAGGAAACCTCCGAGAAATCGGGGGAGACCGGCTCGCCAGGTGAAACCCTGGAAGAGCTCGTGATCGACCCGGCCTTGGTCGAGACTCTTTTCAAAGTCCTTGCCAAAGCTAGGTAGGGTAATCGTGAGAAACGACAACCCCTCATGTTTTGACCGACACATGACGTAGTTATAGTCATGGGTGGCGCTTGTGCAACACATCGTAGCGGACTCGTCCGCTACCTTCTTCCAGAGCATCGTCAGGCTTTTCAGAGGCCCTCCTTAAATAGAGGTGAACTCATCCGTAGCCTACGACAGTCACAGCGGAGGAACGGCTATTGTCTCGGTTCCATCCGAGTCAACGTCCTCAGGCGTGGCATTTCTGCCATCCTTATAAGAGACCCCAGAGTGGGGTGTCTTGTCCTCCGTTACCAGACTGTTGTGACGGGACCACGAGAGCTGAAACCACATTCTTATGTGAAGCCAGCCCTTACGGTATTCCCAGAACATCAGTCTATGACTCGCCCCCGAGAACCTTGGAGACGAGTGCGTCCGAAGAGGCCGTAATGAGCGTTTTGAACGCCGCATAGATGGCCATCAACTCAGTGTTGTCGTAGCCCACATCGGGCTCGTCAATCACGAGGTAGACAGACGAGCTGACCTTGGCGTTCATAGCCGGGGCCAGCGGGTCTGCCGCGATCTTCGAATGGTCGAGCCGAAGCACGTGCCGCATCCTCCGCCCGTAGGCGGTTGACGCAGTGAATGCTACCAGCCCGTCACTGCTCAGATACTTTGACTTCCCGTCACCCGAGGAAACTCGGGGTAGGGAGATCGCCGTGCCTGAGATGGTGACAGACTGTGGATCGGTGAACGCCATAGGCGTGCTCTCCTTCGATTGGTGTTGGCAGTGCAGTTTACCGCCGACTGCTCTTATTAATACCAAGAGCAGCCATGATGGAGAGCTGGAACGGTGACAAACCGTCCCAACTTACTCCAAACCCAAAGGGGTTTGCCGGCACCCGTTTCTTGACCTCTGTTATCATGGTCAAGGGTGGGAGCTTCTTTCCTTCCAGGCCAACAATTCCTGGATCGGTCAGAGTATAGGTCGTAGTGGAGACAGAGTGCTCCATCATGTACCCATACGGCATTACCAGGCCATGACTCGCTATATTCGAGATGTTGTTTATGACATCACCGGTATTGGCGAACCAGTCAGCGGCCCAGCTCCACGGAGCGATGTTCCAGAGAACTTCTGGCGTAAGGTTCAGGCCAAGCAAGTAATTTGCTTTCTCAGAGTACCTCTGCAGTGCGAGACGGGAGTTGTATCCGTCAGGCAAAGCATAGGTGAAACACCCTGAGAACCAGGCCTTACGAGTCTCGCTGTGCGAGACAACAAAGCGTCCGACCGAAGGGACGATGTAGAACGATGTACTCGGACCACCGGCATGATTAGTGCCGACGGTCAAGTAGTCTCGTTCGGGATCGACCTTCGTTTCTGTTGGGAAGTAATACCTTCTCCTGACCCTGCGGCCAGCGTCCCGCTCATATTGCTTGAGCAGTGCGTCAGCCTTAATGAGTGCTTTAGCAAAATCACTAATGTCACTCAACAGGGGTCGCCAACCGAACTGCGCGTTCAGGTAGTCACCTGAACCATCCTTCAGTGTAGAGTGGGAAATCTTTCCCAGATCTTTCACATCACGGATGATACGAGCGCGGTTCTCCCAAAGGTGAGCACCCCATTTAGGGATGCCATCCTTCAAGAGTTCGCCCAGAAACTGGGCGGCGTTGGCAGGAGAATTGGTGGGGCTACACCGGGACACCGCCGTTGCTCCCAAGACCTCCAAATGCTGGTCGCTAGACTCAGCAGAAAGGGGCCAAGGGAAGAACAGTGAACCCGGAATGCCAGTCCAAACAGCTCCATTATATTGGAACGTTTGGCCAGAGGAATTCGTCTTAGAGAGCTTGTAATCCTTGAACCAAGGTTCTTGGGCATAGCTCTTGACAGTACGAAAACCACCACCTAGGTCACTCTTGTCACCCTTACGGGGTGGCCAAGCGTGGCCTTCCGATGCAGTTACCTGCACCCCAGAAGGGGAAGTTACGATATCGGGATCAGCCCGCGTTACGCCTGTCACTGTGATAAGTGACGAACGTGACACTGCCCTTGACAACGGCAGGGGACGGATCCGAGTTGTAGTCCCTTCTGGCAACAGAGCTCCTCTGGACGGAAGACACATCAGTGCGATGTGGGTGGATTGTGCACTGCGCGCGCGGCCGCATCTCTGCGGC